CTTCGTGCTGCTACGGCGCAATCTCTGAGACCGGCTAAGGTGTCGGTCGCCACGGGGCGTGGCGCAGCCTGGTTAGCGCGCTGGTCTGGGGGACCAGAGGTCCCGAGTTCGAATCTCGGCGCCCCGACTGAAGAACGATGCGGGTTTGCGGCGATCGCCGATCGCCGCCTGTTGGCCCGATAGTGGCCCAAACGACCAGAGGAGGTCGACATGCCATCAGCTGACGACATTCGCGAGGCCGGACGGCAGGCCGAAGCCGAGCGTCTCGTTACGTGGGCGATCACACACGGTGGCAACGCGAATCTCGCTCTCCTCGCGCGTCTCGTGGTCGCACTCGAGACGCTCGGAGACGTCATGAGAGATCAGCCGCCGCGCTGATCTTCGCCGCGCCGTCGAAGTCGTCCAGGAGCCCGCGCAGGTACTCCTCCGAGTCGGGCAGCAGGTGGCCGTACGTGCGGTCGATCTGCTCGACGGACGTCCCCATGATCCGTGCGAGGTAGAACAGGCTCACGCCGGCTGCGATCGCGAACGAGGCGAACGAATGACGCATGGAGTAGGGCACGAGGTGGGGGAGACCGGCCGAGTCGAGCGCCGGATACCACTCGTCACGCCGCCAGTTGTGGAGGTTCAGGTGGCCGCCTAAGACGCCCGGATAGACGAGCGGGGTATCGAGGCGCCAGGGATGCGCTCCGAGCGCGTCAACGGCCCTCTGACGCAGCGGGATGCGGCGAACCGAGCCGTCCTGCTTGCCGTACTCCTTCACCCGACCGTCCGTGTAGACGCGACGGACGTGCAGGACGCCCGTCTTCGTGTCGACGTCTCGCCGCTCGAGCGCGAGCCACTCCTCAGGCCGCAGTCCTGTTCCGGCGATGAGGATCGGCAGAGAGCGACGCTCGGGCGGGAGCTCCTCGGCGAGCTTCTCGAGCTCGTTCCACGAGCCGAACGTCGCCACTTCTTTCCGCTTCGGCTCGGGATTCGGGACGAGCTTCGCGACGTTCTCGGTCGTGAGCTTTGCTCGCATCGCGTAGGCGAGCACCTGACGGAGCGCCTTGTGCGCCTGCCAGCCCGAGCCTTCCGGTAGCCGCTTGCGCCACGCTCCGACGGTCCGCGCGTCGAGGCGATCGACGCGGATCTCGCCCAGTCCATGCTCACGCTCAGGCGCTCGCGGCTTCACGGGGATGCCGGCGGTCGCGAGCTTGAGCCGATCTCTCAACCCCCGGATGGTGTTCGCCTCGGCGACGTGCTGGGCGAGGTACTCGTCGACGAGCTCGGCGAGCGTCAGCGGCGACGGCGCAGGGGTCTCGCCACGCATCCGCTTGCTCTCCACATCATCGAACCAGCGGCGGGCCTCCGAGCGCGATCCGAAGCCTGCACGTCGACGGCGTGAGCCTGTCTCGTCGTACCAGCGGATCCCGAAGCCGCGGGCGGTCGCGTAGACCTGGCCGCGTTGGTCAGCGGGCATCTTCTCCTCCTCGATCGGGAACGGGTGCGACTGTAAGACTAGGCCGCGGGTCGGGCGATTGGAAGGGGACGGGTGCACCTTCTCCTCCCGCGCCCGGCCCGTTCACGCGCACGCCCTCGAGCCACGTCTCGAGCTCCGACTCGCGGAAGCGCAGCACGTTCGACGCGAGCCGGTAGCCGGGGAGCTCGCCCGCGCGCCAGCGGCGGAGGACCGTCTCCGGCGAGACGCCGAGCCAGAGCGCGACCTGGCGCGTCGTGAGCAGGCGCTCGCTCACGCCGCACGCCTCGCGACACACGCCGGGCAGGTCAGCGGCCCGGAGCCAGGCTCGCCGGCGACGTACGGGGAGTCGCAGACGACGCAGGCGACGACGGAGGTCGGAACGGCGTGGAGCACGCTGCCGTCACCAGCCGGTTCTTGCTCTTCCTGATCACTCGCGTCGGCGCGCGAAGCGCGGTCGGCGCCAGGGTGTTCGTAAGAACACCCTGGTCCTACTTCCTTACTCCGTGCCCGCTCAGGAGCGGGCTTTTGCGCGGTCTTTTCAGCGGGCTTTTGCGCGGTCTTTTCGTTGCGAGGAAAGTCCCGCTCAGGAGCGGGCGTTTCTGGCTCGTCAAGCACGAGTTCGTACCAGGATCGGTTGCCCCGACCTCTGCCGGCCTTGTAGCGGACGAGCCCTCGCTCAACGAGCCGGCGGCGGGTGCGCTCGAGGCTTCGCCCGTGAAGGCCCGTCGTCTCGCGCAGCAGCTGGTCGCCGAGGCGTTCCGACGTTTGTCTGAAGCCGAGGACGAGCCGGTCGAGCGCCCACGCGAGCCGGTGTTCCTCGGCCGTCAGCTGCGGTCTCGCGGCGAGCACGCGCTCCGCCCAGCGGTTGCGGGGAGAGCTCACGTCGCAGCCCGCCTTGGGCGCTCGGTCGAGCTCGTGGAGATTGCGACATCCGCACTTTGCTCTACCCTGAAGGCATCCTCTTGAGACGGGATACCGAGGGGCCGGTTCTGCCGGCCCTTCGCGTTCACGGGCCGCCTCGCATTCGATTGCGACGGCGCACCACGAGAAACTCAGCCATCGAAGGCCGCCCTCGCAGCGTTCACCGCGTAGCGCGCTTCCTTGTGGTAGTCGGTCGGCGCGTTCGGGAACTCCTGCACGATCGTGACCCCGCCCCGGCGGCCTCCGAAGCGGTCTCGGGCGCTCCCGGCCTTTTCCGAAGCCACGGCGCCGGGCAAGCCACCGCCGTCGGGGAAGAAGTTGGGGGCGAACTCCTCGAGCGCCCCTCTGAGCTCAGCCTCCAGCGACTTGAAGTTGCCGCTCAGGTCGGCGGACGACCGGCTCTGTCGCTTCGCCTGACGGATGCGGCTGTTGATCTCGTCGATCTGGTCCTGCGTCGCCCGCCAGTCCTCGGAGTACCTCTTGTAGGCGTTCCTGGACGAGAGCAGGTGAGCGCGCAGGCGGCTCAGCGCCTTTAGGTCGTCGGTGACCCCCTCGGTCTCCTCGGCGAGACGGACACGGCGCTCGAGGCGCCAGAGCTTGAGACCCTGGCGATTCTGTCGCTCGCCCTGCCTGACGGCGACGATGCTGTCCTTGACGGCGTCGAGATCGGCCTGCGCGTCGCGCCAGTCCTGCGAGCCGCGCTTCTGTGCGTCGCGCCAGCGGCGGTAGTAGTTGCGGAGGGCAATCAGCGCGCGGATGTCGTCGTTGATCCCCTGCGACTCGGCAGCTCGATCGGCCCGGCGCTCGAGCTCGAATACACGCCGCTCGTGCGTCTCGAGCACGGCCTCGCGCCGGCGGTCGGTCGCCTCCTCGCGTGCACGCGTCCGCTCATCTCGAGCGCGCTCGGCGTCTCGTGCATTCGACTCCTCGAGCGAGCGGATCTGCGACTCGATCGAGCCGATTGCCTTGACCAGGTCGAGACGCTCCTCGTCGGTCAGTCCCTTCTGCTTCAGGAGCCGGTTGAGCTCGGCCTCGGCCCGGTGAAGCGCGCGCAGGTCGTCGAGCGTGCTCTCTGTGCGCTCGGCCTGCGCGAGAGCGAGCTCCGTCCCGGTCGAGAGCTCGACGGTCGGCGGGATGAGCGTCGTCCGCGGACGGGCCCCGGTTCCCCTCTGCGGGCTACCTCGCCCGCCGCGACCTCGGTCGTTCGATCCCGCGCCCGCTCTCGCATTGAGCCTTCGCAGAGCGCGGTCGACGCGGCGCATCTCGGCCTCCGTCGCCTGGCCCAGCGTCTTGATCAGCGCCAGCTCCTTCGGCGTCGCCTGCCCGATCGTGGCGCGGTAGTAGGCGTTCGTCAGGTCCGGGAACTCGTCGCCGAACTCACCGTCGTACAAGGCCCTCATGCGGGAGCGGCGATCGCCTTCCTTCGCCCCGCTCGCGCCGGGCGTCTGCGAGAGCACGACTGCGCTGCCGATCGCGACCGCCCCGGCGGTGCCGGCGAGAGCGGCGGGGAGGGCGAGCCGCCCGAGCGCACCGCGCGTCAGACCTCGAGCGCCGCCGCCGAGTAGTCCACCCTGCGCGATGCCGAGAGCGGTCGTGGCCGCTGCAGCGCCGAGCGTCGCGTTCCGGTACGCCTTGATGGCGACGGTCCAGTCGAGGATCAGTCGGGCGAACTTGAGCGCGATCAGGATCTCGATGACGTTGGCCCAGCCGCCGAGTGCCTGCGACACATCGTCCGCGAAGCCGGCCAATCCCCTGATCGTCTCGACGACCTCCTCGACCTGCTTTCGGAACTCCTCCTGTGCCTCCTCGTTGTCGGCGAAGGCTTCGACCTGGCGTTGGAGCCAGTCGGCGCCTTCCTCGAGGGCGGGGACGAGAGCTTGCAGGTAGGTCGCGGCCGCGCTGGCGGCCGTGTTGCGGAGGCGATCGAGCGCGGCCGGGAAGGTCTCGCCGGCGGCCTTGGCCGAGCCGCCGAACTCGACACGGAGCTCGGCGAGGATGAGCTTCTGCGCCTCGAGCGTCTTGCCCGACTCGATGAGCGCGCGGATCTGCTCGCGCTGGCCCGCGGTGAAGGAGACGCCGACCCGCTGTAGCGCCGTCACGCCCCTGATCGGGTCGTTGAGCGCCTTCCCGAGCTGTATCGCGCTCGACTGCATGTCCTGCCCGAGTGCGACCGACAGGTCGAGCGCAGCGCGCGTCGCCTGGTCGAAGATGTCGTTCCCGGCGCCGACCTCGTTCCGGATCTGAGTGAAGGTCGCGAGGACATTGGCCCCCGACTGGATGACCTGGTCGTCGACGCCGCTCAGCCGGAGGAGGGCGTTCGCGAGCTCCTCGATGTGCTCGCGGGTGACGTTCGCGGCGCCGCCGGTCGATGCGAGGACGGCGTCCGTCTGTGCCCCGACCCGCTGCGCGTCCTGCATCTCCTCCCACGCCGAGCGGAGCGCCCGCTGCAGCAGGTAGATGGGAGCCACAGCGCCGACGACGCCGGCGCCGATCGCAAAGCCGCGCCGGATCGCTTGCCCGGTCCGCGCCGACTCGCGCTGCATCCGCCCCGTCGACGTGAGGAACTGGCGCTCGGCCGCTGTCATGTCGCGGCGGAAGCCTCCGAGGTCGGTCGTCAGCGCAACGTGCGCGGAGCCGGCGAGCGCGCCGAGCATCAGGCGGCCGCCTTTCGCGGGCGCTTGCGCTCGAGCGGCTCCTCGTCGACCCAGACAACGTGCGGGAGGTCAGCGAATGGGACAGGCGGCGACGCTTCGATCCCGAGCCGCGAGCGGCTGGTCGGTGACAGCCCGAGCTCGGATAGCAGGGCGCGGAGCTCGCGCATCGCCGAGATCTCGATCCGAACCGCGGGCGCGACGACGGCACCGCGATCGCCGCGGACCTCGAGCCCTGTTTTGGCGATCGCCGCCCGCGCCTGGCGGAGCCGACCGAGGCAGACGGCGGCGAGCTCGATCAAATGCCGATCGGACGAGTGGAGCGTCCCGATGGCCTGGAGCTCGCGGACGAGTTGGCGCCACGCCGTGCCCGCCTCGCGGAAGAGACCGGGTGGCGGCTTCGGCTTCTCGAGGTCGGCTGCCGGTGGTCGCTTGCCGTGGCGATCGGCCCGGTATGTTCCGGCGCGGCGATGTTCGCGAGTCGGCTTCGGCTTGCGTCCGGGTGGGGTCACGTTCTCACCCGAGACAACGCGCAGCCCGCAAACGCCAACGACTCGCCAAGCCACGCGCGAGTCGGGATGGGGTCGGGGGACAGGTGTGCCAAAAAGACGGCTTTGACTCCGGAGTCAACGGGTCGCCCGTCGCGCCGGCAGCGCGGAAGTTGTGGAGCTCCAGCACGTGGCCGGTTTAGCGGCGGGCGACCCTGTTTCGGACGCTGGCCGCCGCCATAGCGGTGGCGGCGACACTCGCGCCCGATCTTCATTCGTCGGACTCCTCGATCGTCGCGCCGACGAGCCGTCCGCGAGCGTCTCGCTCGAAGCTGACCGCACGGCGCTCGGGGAGTTCGATCCGGTTCTCGACGTGCACGATCGCGGCCGCCGGCATCTCGATCATCTGCGGGAGCGTCTGCACTTCGAGCACGCCGTCGGCAGCGATGAGGTCCGCGAGGCTCAGGAGGAGACGTATCTCGAGCTTCCCCGTCGGCAGGTCATACGGGTAGGTGACAGTGAGCACGCGATCTGCGACGAGGTCGTCGTCGTCGACCTCGATCGTCAGGTTGAGCACGAGTGGCAGCCCGACCAGCTGGCAGTAGAGTGCCCCGCTCGGCAGGATCACGGGCACCGTCAGGGCGAGTTCCCGCTCGAGCTCGATTACATCCGCCACGGCTCGCCCGCCCCTTTACGTCAGGACGTTGAAGGTGAGAGCGACGACGCCCTCCGTCGTCGGGAACCGGGCCGTGAACGCCCGGCGCATCGAGGCGACGATCGCGTCCTGATCGGATTCGCTGTATAGCTCGCGCAGGACCTCCACCGTGAGCGCCCGCCGTTGGCCGGTCAGGAAGCCGCGCCGATTGACGGTGAGGATCAGCGAGCGGTTGGTCGTCACGCCGTCCTGCACGCCCGAGGCGTTGAGGTCCTGCCGGACGTACTCCGACACGACCAGCGGGCTCCCATCGACCGAGCCCAGCTCTCCCCGGAGGATGGACGCCTGAGCGCCATATTTGTCCAAGGTCAGGACGTTTAGGTCGCCCAACAGCTGCATATACGAGCTGATCGACATGACGTGCGCGATCTCGGCGGGGTCGACCCCGTACTTCGCCATCTTCTTGCGGTTGACTCGCAGCGAGTTGGCGACGGTGGGCGCCGCGTTCGAGAGGTCCGTCTTCTGGCCGGCCTGCGTCCGCTTGCGCAGGCCGTCGTAGATCTTGCGCGGGTCGTCGGCAGCGACAACGTCCGCGTCCATGTGAGTGCCGGCCGTATCGCCGTTCACGATGGCGTCTTCCAAATCGGCGGCGAGGAAGTCGATGAGCTCCTCGCGCATGAACGGGAGCATCGCGATGAGGGAGTCCTCCTCGAGCTCTTTCGACGTGATGGCGCGGACGGCGAGCTTCTTCGCGTCGAGCGAGATCTTGCGCGACGCCGGCGTGATGACCTTGAACTTCGTCTGCCCCGTATCGCCGGTTTGCTCGGCGTGTGAGCCCGTCCGCTGGCGCGCGACGGCGAACCCTGGGATGTCGAAGGGCTGGCTCGGCATGTTCACCGCCGGGAAGAGCGCCACGACCTTCAGTTGCAGGTTGACCCGCTCGATCAGGTCGCCCGAGAGCAGGTTCGGGACGAACTCGTCGCCCTCGCCGGCCGTCGTTGAGTCCATCGCCTGCACGAGCGGCGAGTACGTCGACGCGAAGTAGTCGAGCTCGAACGCCGCTCGGCCCAAGTACGCGCCCGCCATGACGAGCAGGTCGGTGGCGACCTGGCGCTGACGAACGACCTTCTCGGGGACGCCGAGAGCCTCGGCGACCCGCGCGGGGTACGCCTGCTGCAGCTCGAGCGTGCGGTCGCGGCCGGGCCGTGCCAGCTGCTCGCGGTCCGCGCTGCCGACGTCGAGGATCGTGTTCGGCGCGAAGGCCTCGGCGGAGTCGCCGGCGAACCCAGGCTCGTTCATGTCGGGTGGCGAGTAGCCACGACGCGGCGGGCGGACGCGCCGGCTGCCGTTCATGACGTCCTGAGCGATCTGCTCGACGTCGCCTTCGGTGAGGACGCCTCGCTCGACACGGTCGGCGAGCGTGTTCACGCTGCGCTTGAGCTCCTCGAGCGCCTGCTTATCGACGACGGTTGCCATCAGGATCCCCCTCCTTCGTAGTCAGTGAGTTGGTCGGCGAGGCGACGGAGCTCGTCGGCGATCGAGCGCGGCGAGTGCCCGAGTGACTGCACGGCAACGATCCGCGCCTCGCGCTGCGCGCCGACCATGACGAGGCTCGTCTCGACGAGCTGGGCCTTGACGATGTAGGCGACCGGCTCGGGGAACTGGTAGGTGGCGGTCCCGAACGGCGTCTCGAAGCGGGCCTGCTCACGCGGGCTCGCGAACTGCACGTCGATCGGGCTGAAGCCGATCGAGAGCGACGTCAGCGCGCCGTCGCGGACGAGGATCGACGCGTCGCGGCCAACCGTCGTCTGGCTGATCCGCCCCTCCATCCGAAGCCCCTCGCGTGTCTCTTGGATTCGCGTCCACTTGCCGATCGGGACCTCGTGTAGCCAGCCGATCGGGAGCGGTCGCGACGGGTTGAGCTCGGCGAGGGACTGCGCGAACGCGCCGGGAACGAAGACGCGGCCTGCCTCGTTGAGGACGCCCCAGACCTCGCCGAATCCGCTGATCGTGGCGCCGTCGTCGGAGACGGACGCTTGGAACAGGTAGCCACCGTGCTGAACGTCCACGCCCGCGTTATTCGGAGCACACGGACGCTCTGCCGTCCGACTGACGCGTAATCCTTGCGTACATGAGGCTTTGCGCTCACTGCACGAGAAAGCGAGCTCGGCCGCACTCCGACTACTGCTCGGAGGCGCACTACCGGCGTGCGCGACGTCGTGAGGCTCGCGGGCTGCCACCCAATGCCGTTCCACGGAAGGCGCGCCCCGGCGATCTCATCCGCGAGCAGGGCTACCGCGAAGGGATGCTCGTTGCGAGGCCCTCCCGGATCATCGCCGCAGAGCTCCGACGCCTCGTCGACGAGATCGGGCCCGACGAGGCACGTCGACGGATTCAAGCTGCGTACGACGAGCTCGAGCAGGAGGCCGCGTGAACGAGCGCGCCCCCTCTGCCGACGAGCCGAACCCGCTCATCCCACTCGAGCTCGAGCGCCTCCGCGCTGCCGGCGAGAAGCATCGTCAGCGCCGCGAGGCGGACCTCGAGGCGCTCCGGCAGCTACACGAGCGCAACCCGGACGCGCCCGAGTTCAGCGACGCCGATCGGTTCGAGCCACCGCTCGAGGCTGAGCAGCTCCGCGATCGCGACGAGCGAAACATCGCGCTCGACCTCGCCAACGCTCTCGAGGACACCAAACGGTGAGAAGGCGTACGCACTCGCGAGCCTCGTTGAGAGTGGCGCCGTCGACGTCGAGAAGGTCGTACGCGATCTGCTCGGGGCGGAGGGAGTCGATGCCTTCATCGACGATTACGCGGCGCGGGATCCGCCTGACGATCGCGCAGGGCCAGGCGACCTCGACCGGGCGCGCATCGTGCGTCTTGCCCTTGAGCATCTAACGCGCTGAGCGCCGTTTCTCACGGCCCGCGGGCCCGAGATAGGGCGAGCGGCGTTCGACCGGATCTAGAGGGTTGCAACCCTCGGCGACGCGCGTCCCGCCGCCTACCCGAACTCGTACTCGGCGCAGCCCGGGCAGAAGAGGAGGACGGCCGGCGGCTCGTCGTCCGTGAAGTACGCGCGGAACCGGGCGTCGGGAACGTCAGACCACGCGAGGGAGCACTCTGAGCAGCGGAGCTGATCCTCCCGCAGTCGAGCGAGGAGGCGCTCGCACGCGGCGGCCGACGCCTCAGACTTGCGAGCCGCGCGCTCGACTGCGCGACGAGTCCGCTCGTGGCTGATCCGGCGCTGGAACTCCTCCTCGTGCACGAGCTCAATGGTAGGAGCCCGCGGCGACGCTGCCCAGTGTCCTATCGAGATCGCACGCGTTTGACACGGGTGTCACGCTGCGGGCACGTGACCATCGCGCTCCTCAGCTTCGGTGCCGCCTTCGAGCTCTTGGGGATTGCGCTTGTCGGCGCGTCCGACGTCATGCCGGAGCTCCGGCGAGGAGCGGTCTGGGTCGACCGTCAGTACCGGCGCTTCAAGCAGTGGGCTCGGCGCATCCTTCGGATTCGGCAGGACGTGACAGTTCAGGTCGAGGCCGGAGGCGCGGTCGCCACCGGCGGCGAGGTGACCATGATGACCGGGACGAGTGCGACCGACGTCGAGGGGCGGGTCGAGTACCTCCTGCGTGAGTCCGAGCGCACACAGCGTCGACTCAACGACCTCGAACGAACGTCCCAGAGGCGGCGCGCGGAGATAAAAGCGGAGCTCGCCCGGCTGAACGTGGAGCTCGTCGCCTATGTCGATGGAGCGATCCGGACCGCGCTCGCCGAGTACGCGACCGCGCGTCGAGTCGGGATCATCTGTCTCGGAGTCGCGACCTTCCTTTTCGTCCTGGCCGCCGTTGCTTCGTAGCTCTGCGTGGCCCACACCTGGCCCAAACGTCCGAGAACCTGCCGACGCAGCCATGCGGTTCTCCGTGCCGTCAGAGGCCGGAAACCCGCATGGCTGCAAGCGATAGTAGTCGCCAGTCGTCGAGCGTCGGCGCCGCTGGACAACGCTGGGGGACCAGAGGTCCCGAGTTCGAATCTCGGCGCCCCGATCACCGAAGCCCCTGCAGGCGCGGGGGTTTCGTATCGGAGCCACATTGACCGTCTTTGGCGGATAGGCGTACGATGGAGGCGTTCGATCAACGCAAGGGGGGCAAGGTGGCCGTCGCGTTTCGCGGGTTCTTCCTGCTGGTAGGTATTTCCGCGCTCGTCGTCGTCGCGTTTCTCATCGTCGCCAGCGCGATCTGACGCGAACGAGTCGAAGTCGAGATACTCGGGAACCAGCTCGGGTTGAAGGCGTACGATCGCATCGAGTTCGGCTCGATGCGGATGAAGACGACGCCGTCGCTCCATTCGAACAGGCTCTAGCCTGCAGCGAAGCGACGTTCTCGTAGTCTCGTGAATTCCACCCGCTTGTAGCAGACTTCATCCGGACAACAACGAAGAGGAGGCAGGCATGGCAGTCGCACGCGTGACGGAGATCAGCTCGACGTCGACCACGAGCTTCGAGGACGCGATCAAGTCGGGCCTCAACCGCGCGAACGAGA